TACTTATTTACTTTATTTACTAAAAGTATATTATTATTAGTATATTATTAGTATATATATTTATAGACTCTATGATATTTAGTAGGTTTTAGACCTATATCATTAAAATTAACTTCTATTAATATTCGACTTACAACTAATATATTTAATAGACTATTTAATCTACTAAAGTTAGTATCATCTATTAATATTAATGTATTTTCATTAGATAATCTTCTACAAAGAAATATATCACTCATAGCAGATATATATCCGTGACCACCATCAATATGTATTAAATCAATATTGGTTTTAGGAGTATATTTTAATAAAGAATCTTTAGAATCACCCTCAATGTAATCTATATTATATATAGTTTTTAAATAATCCACACATTTTTTTGTATAATTATGGTGACCTATATCCATTGCTACAAATTTTGCATTTTTATTTTTATTTAGCATAATAGCACATGAGTGACCAGCGTTAAATCCAATCTCCAATATATTATTTTTATTTTCAGCTATTTTTTCTAAATTATACCTTAAATTATCCATATCTACACCTGTTCGTAATTTAAAATTTTTATGGTGTTTATACATACAATTCCCCTCTAATTTTTCAGTTCCAACAATTTTATTTAGATTTTTTATAACTTCTAATTTTTCATACTCTACCATTATAGTTTAAGTATAGAAAATTATTTAATATTTTTTAACTCTTCCAGTAGTTTTTTTCTCTTTAATAGCTTTCTCTTTATCAGCTTTGGATAATTCCCCCATAGTTTTAGGAGTTTTCTTTGTTATTTTCTTTGTAGGTCTAAATATATCACCTTTCTTACTATATGTTTTTTTACCATCTTGGGTACGCCAATCTTCTTTAAACCATCGGTCCAATCCCTCATTGGATTTTTTCTTACCTACATATGCATCACTACTGCCAGTTTTTTTTTTATAGGCTTCTTTATACCTCTTAACTAATAAACCACTTCTATATGCACTATGTTTAGATATTTCAGTATATAATCTATTTTTTACACGTTCGTATAAAGCTGGGTCTTTGGGCTTTGCCATATATATATATAACTAAGAAAATAATTATGCCCTAAAATAAAATACATAATCATATATAGTTTGTGATTTTTGAATATCATGTAGATTAACTATTAAAGCTCTATACGGCTCTGTAAATACCTCTTCCATCAATATTCGCCTAGACTCATTTTTATCACCAACTGTACCAGATATAAAATTTTCTATTATAAATTTTTGCTTATTTATACTTGGTGTTTTAAACATCACCAATATATCACTGTTAGACCTAATACTTGGAGGAACAGCTAATAGGTTTTGAACCAACGTAACTATATCTATATTATAATGCCTACCACCTATGTAAAGGAACTCTAACTCTTTATTATATCTTAGCCTCTTCCCATTAGATGAAGTTGCAACCACATCATCAAGTATTAACATAACTCTTGGGGGCTTACGCCTCGACTCTTTGGCTTTACGTTTTTGGATATTTAATAATTTACTAATCACATCACTCATATCACTTGGCTCATAGCGATCATTTTTTTTTACAAATTTAAAATTGTTTTGGATTTTACCTGTACCACTTATTAATATAGTTTTAGTAATATTATTTTTTTGAATTAATGTAGGAATTATTTTTTCCATCATGTAGGTTTTACCACTGTTCCTAATGCCATCTACAAGCATAGATATAGGTCGCTTAGGGGTATTTTTTACCCAATCATACATTTTTACTAACTGTTTCATATATAAAATAGAAGTATATTTTTTTTTTTATATTAGTATATTATATATATGCTACAAACGTCAGACTTTAAGAAAATATCAGTAAAGGATATTAGAAAAATAATTAAGGAGCTGGATTTAAAAAAAAAGAAAAAAGAACTAAAAGGATATTCCTATAGAAAAAAGAAAGATTTAATAGATATGCTATTGGATATGGACATACCCATGAGTGTTTTAGATAAATATAGAAAAGTTAAAGGTGCAAAAGGTGCTAACGCAAAAGCTAAAGGTGCTAACGCAAAAGCACCAGTAAAAAAAAATATAGTAATGGAGGTTAAGGATATGCCAAGAAATGAAAATATGTTTGAAATAATGGAAGTCGAAGGCGGACAAGTTAAAAAGGTTGGTGAATATAAAGAAAGAGAAGATGCCATGAACTCATTTAATGAAATGGTTAAAATGAATAAAAAAGTCTATTTAATTAAAGGTAATCAGGTACTTAGAAGCTATCAGAAACCTAATATAAGAATGATGGGTAATGGTAGATTTAAAGTGCATCTAATGTATAAAGGTAAAAAGACTGTAGTCGCCGATACAAAAGCAGAACATATGGCTTTAGAACGTATTGGATATAAACATAAAGCTGGTGATAACCCAGGTCATTCAAAAAAGAATTCCCCCAAAGCAAAGAAAAAAGCCCAAATGAGTAAAATGGAATCAAGCTACGGATATTAAAAAAAAAATATATTTAGATATTATATAATATGCCTTTGATAGTTTTGAGAGTAGATAGTAACCCGTCCAAACAACCTTCCAATACTGTTCCGTATGATGTTAAAGCCCAACCAATCAGATTAAAAATGGTTAGTATTAATTTTTATAATCCAACAGATGATACCGCTTTAGCAGATAACTATACACGCAATCTCTATGTAGATTTTAGTTTTTTAAACTCATTTTCTATTATAACCAATGGAGGTGTAGGCGGACACGGAATAGTTATACCAGTTAAAAGAGGAGAACATAGTCAGATAATAACTGGTATAGATTTTAGATTTGATCCCCATGAAGATATAGATGCCAACTTCCAAGCAAATATATTCGCTAGACATAGTGCAACCAGATATGAAAAATATAGTGGATTTTACACAGACCCAGCAGATGATGCCACAAAGACCAATGTACATGTAAATATGGCGTTTTTCTTTGAATATGATGTATTAGAATTTACCCAATAAATAAAAAAAGACAGTTTATTTTTTTATATTTATAGATTATATATAGATGAGTACAGATTCGCAAAGAGGATATTATATCAGTGATAGTGAAATAGATAAACTTAGTCCAGAAGAATTCAGAAGAAGAATCAAAGTATTAGGTAAAGTTGTTGGTGAGCAGACTAACCCAGCTAAGACAACAGGTGGTGATAGAATCTATTACAAAAGTTTTGCCAAAATTTTAGACCAATGGAATGCTGCTGCAAATGTTAGATTCGCCCAAAGTAATGATAAAAAAGATTTAGATGCCAGAGAAATAATTAAACAAGCCAAAAATAAATACGACTTATACCAAAGTGTAGAGGGCGTAGAAATACAATTAGATGAAGGTGATGTCTTGAATTTTACAGACTCGGGTTTGCCCCCAGCACAAAAGACTAAATATAGAGGAGGTCCAACAAAGACCCAACAAAGACGTGAAGATGCAGCTAAAGGAGCTGGTACTGGAGAAACATATAATGTAACTAAAGAACCACTTATAGATAAACAAGGACAACCACCAGTAACTTTAGGAAGTAAAGAAGCAGTATTAAGAAACCAAACTACACAAGAAGTAGTAGCAAATTATAGTAAAGCTGGGGCTAATATGGTTGATAAAAGAGCATCAGTAAATATAGCAATGGAACAAGCTAAAACACTTGGTAATGTAGAAGATGCTACAACATTAGATGGGGCTATAGATGAATTTATAGAAGATGCTACATACGACCAGTTAGAAAAAGAATTGAATGAAGTAAAGTTAGCACAAGAACTATTGCAACAAGCTAGTAAAGATAATGTAATAACAGAAACAAGATTTAGAAACCAATATTTAGAACTTGATACTATTAAAGAAAAAATAGAAAGAGCAGAAAAATATAAAGCTGGACCATCAGCACAAAAAGAACAAGTTGGACCTTCATCAACACAACCCGAACCAGAAAAAGTAGAGCCAGAACCAAGACAACAAGCTCCACAAGGACAAGTTAGTGATATACCATTAACAGGAAGTAACTTAGTACAAGAAGCCAATAATTATATTGGTGAAATAAATAAAATACCAGCCTTTAGATTAAGCTCAGAAATGATTAATATCAGAAAAGAACTACAAGATGCAATTAAAGAACCTATTGACCAAGAAAAATTAAGAATGGCAGTCCAGAAAGCCAGACAGTTTTTCGCCAACTTAGACCAAAATTTAAATAGAGTTCCAGATAGAAAAGAAGTAGCTGGAAGAGCAATCGACCAAGGATTAGATGACATGAAGAAAATAGAAGAACAAAATAAACAAGCTAAAGAAGCCAAGACTAAATTAACAGATTTAAGACCAGAAGCTAAAGAGGGTGAAGAGGAACGAGTTAAAAAGAATTTTAATAAAGATGTATTAGAATTAAAGACAGCCAATGATGTACTAAAGAGTCAAGTAAATATACAAAGAGAGACCATTAAAGTATTAAAAGAAACTATAGAACAGAAACTTAAAAAAGAAAATGATGCAATGATGGCTGGTGTAGCACCAGTTTTTAGAAATTATTTAAATTTGGATATAGAAAATGTAGTTCAAGAACACGAAGCCCAAGAACAAGTATATTATTCGGTAATTTAATTATTAAAATATATTTATTAAAATATTTATTTTGTTTAATTAATATATAGATATGTCGAGTAATAGTGCCCTATTAAGTAATAGTATGAGTCCATTGATTAACTCAGTGGAAGTTAAAGCAGGATATGAAAATTTTAGATATAAATTATTGGCAGGTGTTGGTGCCTGTTCCAAACAAAGAAGAACCGTTAAATTTACACCAGTTTCAGGTGGCACCAATTCAATTAATCTATTGAAATATGGACTTTGTACCAACATCTATTTAAAAATAGCAATCAGAGATCATAACGCAGATGATACTTTAGTATTAGCACAAGCTGGTGTAATTGCAGCCATTGATGAATTAACCTTAAGTTCCCACTCTAAAATATTGGAAAGATTAGATAGAGTCGCCATTATGAAATATGTTTTGGATAAAGCAAAATCCGAACAAGATAATATTTTCGCCCTAACTGGATACAATCCATTATCAGCTGGTGATATTAAAGATGATGAAGATCACATAGTTTATATTCCACTTCCATTCAGTTTTTTCGGCTCAATGGATAAAGCTAAAGATTTACTCCATTTACAGCAATTGACTGTTAATGTTAAATGGGCTTCCGAATCAGACCTTAATAACTTGGTAGCAGATGCATCTAGTGCAGATAAATGGGTTTATTCCGACTGCGAACTTGTAATTAATTATTTGGAACTTCCAAGTGCCAAACTTAATGAATTATGGAATTCCAATTATTCGGCTGCAAAACCAACTAACCAGCTCTTATTAACTTGTTTCAAAGAAAATGAAAAATCTATCACTGTATCCAGTTCGGATCAAGATTTTGCAATTGACCTAACAACTAAAGGTTGCGTAGTCAAATCATACATTTGTATGAGACCAGACCCAGCAACTCACAATACATCAGATAACAACTTAAGAACTAACTTCCAAGAAATTGAGAAGATAGTATTTAAATGTAATGGTCAAAATTTTTACGCTGCTAGAAGTGATGAATTAGAATTTGAAAGATGTATTATGGGTGATAACTACAACTCTATGACATCAGCTAAAGATAATAGAACAAACTACACAGCCATATATGAATTTGACTTTAGTGTTATCCCAGCAGTCCATGCACACAAGAAATACTCTCAAGCCATTTCATTTAAGAATCTTAGTGCTCCACAATATGTAATCACTGCCAAACACGCCAGTCTTACAGCAATGATTGTGGAGGTTATCCACGTCCAACTTAACTTGGTTGCCTTCTCCAAGCAGGATGGCAGCATGGAGTCTATTCTCAGCGTCTAATTTTAATAAAATAATGTCTTAAATATCCGACACACTAATTTAATATCTATATTTTTTAATATTTAGAAATACTAAGAAATATGAAAAAAGACCCCGTTTTTTTTAAAAAGACGGTTTTTTTTAGAATTATTATCTAAGTTAATTATTATATGAGTAGGCTACATCGACGGTCGCATGATATTTATGGAAATGTAATGAAATTTCATACAAATAACCCAATAACTTTAGATACCACGAAGTCAGCAGATACAGAACTAAATTTAAATTTTAAATTTATCCAGCTTAATAAGAAGTGGAGATTAAATATAGATACCGATAGTTTGAAAATAGAAAAATATAATACAGAAACCCAAACCTATGATACCAAATTTAATTTCACTTAAAATAATTAAAATAAAATATTTTTATAGATTATAGAGAATGAGTACAGTTAATGGATATGGAGCCATTCAGGCTAAAAAAATCGAAGTAGCAAACCAAGTAGTTTTTCACGGTGCATCAGACGATACTAATGAAGTAACATTTAACTGCGCTGACCCAGCCTCCGACTACACCGTAACTATGCCAGCAGCAGCCGGTACTCTATTGACCGACCAAGATGCCATTGAATTATCACAAATTGATATTAATGGAGCTTCAGAAGAATCTTCTGCCTCCAACACCCACGAAATAGCAATTTATGATGGAGCAGCAAATAAAAAAATGACTTTGGCTACACTCGCTGCACTTAGTGATTTTAATTCCCTTCCAAGTGGTACAGATGGACAGATTGTAGTCTATGACAGTGCCGACGCTGGACAAGCAGTATCTATGAGTGGTGATGCCACAATAGCAAACGATGGTGTTATCACTTTATCCGACAAACCATCAGCAGAAAAAAGTGCCGAAGCCAATAAATTCGCTCATTTCGATGCTAACAGAGACCTTGATAATATTAATGTAATTGAAGCCTCTACAGTAGCAGGTGACAACGTTGAAGTTGGAAACGGAACCAATAGATGGCAATTTAATGTAAATGCATCTGGACATCTAGAACTTAAGTATTCCAGTGATAGTGGTTCCACATTCGCTGTTAAACAAGTATTTAATAACGCCTAATTTTAATTAAAAAAAATTTATTTTATAAACATATATTATATATAAAATGGATTTAGTTTATCAGACTAATAGGTTTAATGGTTTAATACATAAATACCAAGCACCAGATGAAAATATTTCTATTATTAATTTTGGTGATGTAGATGATGGTGATATTAAAATGAGTGTTAAAGCAGAAGAAGCTGTAGTAAATAATAATACAAGCTATAGAGGTGATATACAAAAAGCTATTGATAAAATAAGTATTCGTGGTGATCAAAATGTAGCTGGACATATGAAAATCCAAAAAGAAAAAACAGAAAGAGCTCCAGTACCAGTTAGAGAAAATATTAAGACTATTAATGAAAATGTAGATTATAAAGATATTTTACTAAATAATATTAGAGATAGATACAAAAAATTTTCAGGTGATAGAAAAATTATTCCAGCATTAAAGAAAGAAGCTAATGAAGAATTCCAAGATTGGAATAGAAATGTTAATACTGGAGCACTTGCCAATGTTGATTTTATTAAAGGTGGTTTGGATTTAATTAATAATGATAAAAAGCTTCCTACAGTTGATCCTCTATTTGAACTTCCTGAAGACATGGACGAAGTAGATTTAAATAAACCAAATTTAATCCCAACACAACTAAAAGAAATTATGAAAAAAATCCCAAATGTAATACAACAAGAAACAGAAGAAGCCAATACTGCAAAATCTACTCTTAATATTCCAAGAGATTTGGATACTAAAGATTATGATAATTTAGCAGGACAAGGTATGGATTTAGGTACATATAATAGAAAAACTATGAAGATGTTTGATATTGGTAATTATTAATTTTAAAAAAAGCCATCTAAATTAAAATCTAATATAATTTATATGACTTTAAAAAAATTAAGTGATTTAGAACTAATTGGTTTTAAAAAGACAAAACCATTATATAAACCAGTTAAATCAACAAGTGCATGGAAGAAAGGCATGGTTTATGTACTAAAAGATGGTAAAAAAAGACTAATACACTTTGGTGATGCAAAAATGGAAGATTTTACCCAGCACAAAGATGAAAAGAGAAGAAAAAGCTATTTAGCAAGAGCTAAAGGTATAAAGAATAAATCGGGAGAATTTACGTGGTTAGATAAGAACAGTGCCAATTACTACAGTGTAAGATTATTATGGGACGGTTGATATATAAAAATAATTTCTATAGAATATATATATGCGTAAGCCGTCGAATCACAGTAGAGCTTTGAAGATTTGGGATCAGAAAGCTAAAGATGAATTGAAGGAAAAGCGTAAAAACTACCACAAAAATTATTATAAAAAAAATAGAAAAAGACTACTGGAAAGACAAAAGAACTATGAGAAAAAAAGAAGACAGAAGTTGGAACAAATCAAACCATTAATGAAGCAACTATGCAAAGGAATAATACCAAAGAAAAATTTTAGTGGATTTATAAGACAAACTGGAGAGTTTAAAGTTTATTTTGATTAGTATGAAATTATTATCTAATTAAAATATATAAAATAATATGGCAGGATTTACCAAACAGACATTTGAAACACACGACGACTACATGACTCCTAAATCCGCTTGGGAAGCTATTGATAAATATATTCCTAAAGATAAAATTATTTGGGAATGTTTTTACGGTGATGGTACATCGGGTAAAAATCTAATGCTATTGAAAGATGATATAAGACCAGTAATACACGGCGATATAGATTTTTTCAAAGAAGATTTTGGAGAGATAATAATAAGTAACCCACCCTATAGTATTAAGAAGCAGGTATTTACCAGATTAAAAAAGCTAGGTAAGCCATTTATTATGATATGCCCAAGTAGTATGTTAAATACTAAATATATAAGAGAACTCTATGGTAAAAATGAAGATAAACTACAAATAATAATACCTAATAAAAGAATTAATTTTATTAAGTTTGTTGATGGTGAAAAAGTTCCAGATCAAAAGAATAGATGTAATTTCGATTGTTTTTACTACTGTTGGAAAATGAATTTACCAAGAGATATAGTTTGGCTCTAATTATGAAAATTAAAAAAAACTTGAAATGAAATTAACATTATTTTTTTTATAAATAAACACATAGATGACTACTTTGAATGAAATTATTGGTGATAAAATTATGGAATTTACCAAACCCAAAGATATTATTATTAAAATTAATACTATAACAAGCCGTATGACATTTAAAGATAGAGATGACTATGCAGATGAAAGTGATAAAGTGCTACATACACAATTAATGACATACTACGCCAAATTTGAAAAAAAAGAGCTTAGTGAAGATTTAAAATTTGAGCACGATAAAATAAATAGTATTTTAAAAATGGGTAGTTTAGATGATTTATTATCTATTAAAAATTTTGATGTTGAAGTGGATGTATGGGATATGAGATTTAATCCCAATGATAGATTTATAACTAATTATTTAAGCTTTGAAAGAGTTTGTTAGATTAAATAATTAAAAAAAACTTGACTTAAATTTATAAGTTGCGTTTATAATATAAAAATATAATAGAAGTATATTATAATGACAACCGTAGTAGATTTGATTAAAAAGCTAAGACCAAATATCAAAGAAAAGACACTTAAAAATTATACTAGTGCATATAATGTATGTAGAAAGTATTTTAAAGATATAGAATATTTTAAAAAGCCTAAGGAGGTGATAAAATTTTATAAGGATAGATATCCTAAGATCACTACTAGGAAGACTAATCTACATGCCCAAGCATTGATAGCCAGAGCCTATAATCATTTAGGAAGTGAAAGAATATTTTTAAAAGAAGCTAAGAGTATTGAAGAAACACTAAACAAAGAAAAAGAGAAAAAGTTAGAAGCTGTATTGAAAAATCCACCACCCAAAAAATTTAATGCATCTAATGAAGTACTTAATGACTTTGATTTGGTGAATCAAACACTACAAAAGCAAGAGAGTTTAGTAATGGATTTTTATAATCCCAAGAAAAAAGAATACACTATTAAACAATTAAAAGATATATCGAAACTGGCTATTATGGCTTTGTATGCATCTAGCTTTAATGAGAAAGATTTATACTTAGCTAAAAATCCACCAAGAAGATTGGAATATAGATTTTTAAAATATCATGAAGGGAGATTTTTAAAAAAGGATATAGACCCAGAATTTAATTATTTGATCAGACCAAATAAAAGATTAAAGCTATATAAATTTATGTTTAATAAATATAAGGCTACAGCATTAAAGACTCATGGAAGGCAATCTATTATATGCAATAGCAGATTATCTAGAATATTATTTATATATATTAAGACTCATACTAAATTATTAGAAAAAAATGGATTATTATTTCCACAAAATTTATATAATAATAAAGACCAAGTAGTATTTAATGATTTTCAATGGTCCAAAAAAATTAAAAAATACTTAGGTGTAAGTGTAAGTGCTATTAGAAAAGCGTTTGTAACTAAGACATATACACAACCAAATTTACCTCAAACAGTAGTATTGGAAGCTTTGGCGAAGCGTATGGGACACTCATTATCCACAGCATTGACAGAATATCGCCAAATACCAAAGCAAATTTGAAAAAATCTATATTTATTTTTTTTCGAAGATAAATATATATATGGTATTTAATTTACTAATATTTGCAAACTTGCAAAATGAACTACCAAAAAAATTAATGCGTACTAGAAAAAGAAGTAATGTAAGTGGTATTGATTTTGACTATGTAAATAAAATAGGGAAAATGATTGGAAATAAATGTATTTTACCTGGTAAAACTAAACACGGTAAAGAGCGTGTAGCAACATATATAGGACATCTATGCGAATCTATTACATTTGGATATGTTAAACAAAGATTTAAAAAAAATCCAAAAATAGAACCAAGACAAGGAAATAAGAAATATCCAAAAGTCTATAAACATTTAAAAAAAATAGCCTCCATATATTTTCCACAATTTGGATATGACTGCATCACCCTAAATCATAATTTAAAATGCAAACCTCATAAAGATAGTAATAATAGAGGATATAGCTATATTGTAGGATTCGGTAATTATGAAGGGGGGGCACTTAATGTTGATGGTAAGTCTATCGATATAAAATACAAGCCATTTACATTTGATGGAAAGAAATCACTACACTATACAGAAGATTTTACTGGAGACCGTTGGAGTGCAGTATTTTTTAAGAGTCCATTATTTGATAAGTTGGATAATGAAAGAAAAGTAGTAGGTATAATATAAAATCTATATATAATATATTTTTTTATCTAAATATATTATAGATGAGCAATACTATTAACGGTATCAAGTATGTAAAATATGATCCCAAAATGGCGGGAGTTAAGCCATATTATATTGCTATGAGTGGCGGGAGACTAAAATATACAAATACAATTGGTAAAAATACGACAATAAAAGATTTTAATAAGCCAGTTAAATATGATAAACCGACAAATAGATTATTAGTAGGTGCATTTAATTTTGACCCATTTTCAAAAGAATATACCAAACAATTTCAAGATATAGAAGCAATGTTGAAATATAGTGGTGGCATGATTTACAGAACAGAAGTGGTAAATAATCCACCAGTTAATATTGGTAATGACGAACAGAAAAAAGACGATGAGAAAAAAGAAAATGACGAAGCGAAAGACAAAGATTTAGAGAAACCAGTACAACGAAGAAAGTTAAATGAGACAACGCCAGAAGACGATACATATAAAAAAAATATTAGTGAAGATAATATATTATATTATCACCAACCTACATCAAGTATAGGAAAATTTACTTTAAGGGGTGAAGTTCCATTTTTAGTAATTAAAAGAAGCCACGGCTTGTATATGAAAAGACTTGTACCAGATTGGAAAAATAAAACTGGTGATGATAGATTTTATAAATATCCAGATAATAAGGATAGAGAATATGAAATTAAAAGAGAATCTAATACAGCAAATACACAATACTCCAGACAGCAATATAGTGTTGATAAAGAAATAGTTAATGGTAAAGATGCATTTGATATTTATAGAGACCAAGATTTAGGTGGAAAAGATCATGAATATCACTTTGGTGAAAAAATGCAAACTAAAGGATTTTTTGGTCCAAAGCTAAAAGATGATGAATTAATATCTATAGAAGAAAAAAAAGAAAAATCCAAGGCTGTATATACTAGTAAAGAACAACAAAGAGAAGCATTGGATAGAATTAAAAAAGCCCAAGAAGATGAAATGAAAAAAAGAGAAGAACAAAGGAAAAAAGACCAAGAGAAAAGAATGGATAATGTAGAGGGTCCAGGTGATTTTAAACCTTTGGATAAAACACCGCCAAAGCCACAAAATACAGACAAACAAGATGATGTAGCAGAACCATCACAACCAGAACCTCAGACTGTAGAACCTGAGCCGAGAAAGTTGGAAGAAGAACCAGTGAAAGACCTTGGAGATGCAACAGGAAATTTAGCACTACAAGGAGAAGCTGTAGATTTAATTGACCCAGAAGATGTTAATTTAAATGTAGTAGATAAAATTGATGAGTTTAAAATTCCCGACAAAGAAATTAAAGAGGTTGATTTAAAGAAGCCCAATGGGTTGAATTTTACTACTGGGAATTTTGACCGTTTAAAGACCAGTTTTAATATTGATAGATTTTTACCAGAAATACAAAAATTAACATTCCAGCAATATTATAATAAATTAATGGAGGAACACCCTAGAAAGCTCCAATATTTTTTAGATGAGACAGATATATATTTAAATAGTTTTTATCAATTTTTATCCCAGTTAGAAGATACTGTAGATGTAAGAGATGAAGATTTATATCAATATTATGGAGACGACCAATTTAAAAATGTTAGTAGAGGTGTTCCAATAATTAAAAATCCAAATTTAATAGAGCAAGATGATGTAGATTATAGCTTTGATGATAAATATTTACCAGAAATGTTAAATGGTATATTTATGGCTTCGCTAATGTTTAGTGAATTATCTAATGAAAAAATAGTATTGAAAGATGATGATGATGTAATAGTAGAAACATATCTAAATCACACAGAAGATGCATTAAAATCCAGAGTAGCAAAGAAATTGATAAGACCAAACAAGATGGAATTAACACAATTTAAATTTATAGTGATCATGACTCTTGTTGGTATTTTTTCACTAAGAAAGAGAAAAGCAGGACCAAAAAGATTGAGAAATATAGTAGCCAGAGTAATAAATAATATACCCTATACAAGAGCAAACTTAGAGCAACAAGAAATAGATAATGTATTTGAAACACTACAAAGATTTTATGGTGAGCACCCATATCCATTTAATTATGGACAATTGAGCCAATTTTATGAACCAATAATAGAATATTTGTATAGAGATAAACCCAATGCACAGTTTAATTATTTTTTTAGACATGTAGAAGAGATCAATAAACTTGTACCAGCAATTGAAGAAAAATTTAATAATAGACAAAGTTTGAAAGAGTTTATACTAAATTTATATGAAAAACAAAAAGAATCCAAAGAGACATTTAAGGATTTTAATAGATATACCAGAGGTATGAGAAGACTACTGTTTGAAGACTTCGCTAAAAATTTTGAGGATGGTACTCCAATCTTTGATGAAATACCTAAAGGCTCAGAATATGAGATAACCAATGAAAGAACTGGAGAAGTTATTGAGCGTGTATTTATTCCATATGATGAAAATAAAAAAGCAGTAACATTATTTATAAATGAAGAGGGTAGATTTTATGAATCAAGAGAAGATGATAGAGCTGATACGCAAGGTGAAATGGGATTTGAAGGTCAGACTGAAGAAATGCCATTAGGAACAATAAATCCTGAGAAAGAACTACCTGAGTCAATAATTGATAAAGCTATAAATAAATTTGGAAGTGGTATAACACCGTGGATAATAGGACGTATAGGTATTCAAGTTGGTAAGCTTTTAGTTCCAAGTTTAACAGAAACTCAAAAATTTTATGATGAATTAGCAGAAGCGGATCCTGAAGTAGGCGGTGGTGCAGAAGGTGCTGGTTTATCAGTATTAGAAGATTTGATTAACGAACAATTTAATTTACCAAGTGCTGGAATAAATGAAGTCCATGATGTAAATAATGAATTACAAGAATATGTAGATACTGAAGGAAATACTGAACTAGCAAATTTATACAATACAGAAGTATTAAAAAGATTGGCATTAAATAAAGGTGGTGGTTTATTGAGTAAATTTTATATTAATGTACCATCAGTAGAATTTTTTAACAAAGCAGATTTTAGATTTGATGATGGTACTAAATTACAATACGGACAAGTTCCAACATTTTCAGCATTAGGATATGATGTAAGAGCACCTGAATTTAAAACAGACGACATACAAGTATTAGAGGGATTTGGAAAAGTAGGGCGTTGGTTTGGAAATCAAGAAGCACAATGGACTAATTTAAGATTTGAATTAGTAGAATATGATGAAACAGAAAATATTTTACCAGCTGGATTTAATGTTTGGAAGCAAGGATTAGCTATAGCTAGACAATTTTTAGGTAAAGCTTTAATTCCTACAAATATTGTAGGACAACCGTGGATAGGTATTAATCCAATATTTATTCCAACAAATGTATTATTAATACCATTATCCTATTATATTATGAAAAACATAGTTCCTTATTTTAGAAGAACACCACTTGATAGATTAAGAGAAAGAAACGAACAAGGTGAGTTTGATGTGATTGATTTGAGTATAGGTAAGCCATTGCCTTTTAAAAATAAAGATGATTTAGAAATATTGCAAGAAATAATTACAAATGCTGAATCCATACCTTTTCCAAAAAATGAATTAAAACAAAGACAATTTAAAGATGAATCGATAATACCTGATATATTTGGCAGTAGGAGACCAGCAAACTGGCAAGATATATATATGGCTGATACAATTGAGCCTTTTATGGAAAAGTATTCAAAGTTTATGACCTATAGAGAAAAATATGTAAATATAGCTAGGTTTGTAATAAGCGGACAAGCATATCATCAGAATTTTGACCAGCGTCTTTATACTCCTAATATGAATGATTTAACGATGAGTGATTTATTAAAAGTATTAAGTGATGAAGCTGATAGAGTAGTACAAACACCTAGTGTTTATAAAGTAAGTAATCCAGATGCTAGAAAATTTTGGGCTATATTTGAAGTTGTGCCATTCAGATATAGAAAAGCATTATATGACCACTTCCAATTTACTTATGAAGATATGGAAGATGCAAGAGAATTATTAAATAGAAAAGATTTTATAGGAACATTAGATAAAGATGAATTTTTAGCAGATGAAATGCCAAAATACGAACAAGATACAATTGATGAAGAGCATAGAAAAGATGTAAATTTAGGTACAGAAGTTGTGCCAAGTATAGCAGATTATAGATATTTAAAATTATCAAAACTGGCGTATAAAGTAAATGCTATAAATAAAAATATATTAATAAATGAAGCTGAGGTAGTTAATAAAGCATACGCTAAAAAAATAAAACCAGAAGAAGCAGATATGTTAAAATTGGAACAACAAAATGATTTATTTTCAGGAGTTGATGGAAATCCTATTGAAAAAAAAAAGTTATATAAGCTTAAGTTAGAAGAAAATGATTTAGCTAGTGAATTCAATATTAATAATCCAGAATATTATACTGATGGTGATAGAGATTTTATACTTATAAAAGAAAAAGATAAAGATATATTAGCATTAGCAGTTGCAGGTTCAAAAACAAATCCAAGTGAAGCAGGATTTGCCAGAGATTGGAAGACAAATATATTTGGTACTTTTATGAATCGTGCTGCTAAAATAATGAATTTACTAGAACCAATGTTAAAAGACGGACAAACTTGGTATATATCAGGCCATTCGTTGGGTTCAGCCACGGGTAACCTCCTTGCATTAAGAATAGGAAGACAATTTAATTCAAATATTCATTATGTTGGATTTGCTACACCTGGGTGTTTATTAGCAGATAAAGTTAAATTATATAGTGAGACTTTAAAAAATGGTTTATATAAAAACTATTATATATATAATGATGTTGTTGGAAAAATATCTGTTAAGATGGTTGTACCAGAGGATAATAATTTTGTTCTTTATAAAAATGGCTGGAAAGAAGTTGGTTTAAAATCTACATTTTTTAATCAAATACAAAAAGTAATAGCAACTGTAAGAGACAACGCTCATAGTATAGATTTATATCATAAATATTTGAGAATTGCAGTCAAGCGTGGAGAGTTAAAACGAGATACCTATGAATCACGAGAAGATATATTATTAAATTTTGATAGAGGTGTATTTTTAGAAAAGCACCCAGATATTAACCCGCCTATATTAAGCAGAATATTAGCAAGAGAACCATTACTAAGAAGGAGAATAAGAATAACAAAAAAAATGAATCCAAGAAAAAGTGCTGAAGATATATTAGATATTGTTATATATGAAGAAGCTAGAAAAATTGTTGATAGAATACAAAGAAATAAAAAGCCTACAAAATCAAGACAAGAGAGATTATTCCCAGAAGGAGATCAAGAACCAAAAAAAGAAAAACCACAATTTACAGACTTTAGTAATACAGTACCAGAACCTGAAGGAGGTTGGCTAAGTTGGAGTAAAACTATAAGTAATTTATTTAGTGGTAAAGATGAACTTTAAAATTGTACGTTATGATTTTTAGATAATGGGAATGTTTGTGTTAAAGCCCATGCTTCTGCTAATTCCCTTGTTAGAAATCCTTTAGTTTTTTTAGGACCATTTTCTATTAATTTCCATTCCAATCTATATTTTTTATTTAAATTTTCTCTATTTTGTTTATAGATACAATATCCTTTAGCTATAATATTGCTATTATTTTCGGAATGTGTAACCCAGCGTAAATTATTTAGATTATTGTTTAAACTATTTCCATCAATATGATCAACGCATGGTTTATTTAATTGATTTTCTATAAAATGCAATGCTAACAATCTATGTATTTGAAATGTTTTCTGTTTTCCATTTTTTGATAAACCTACTATTTTATATTTACTATATTTAATAGTTCCGTCTTTCAAAATACGTTTCTGTTTTCGTATTCGTGGTTTCATAAATATTTTTCGTTTTTTAGAATATATTTCACCATTTGTAGATAATACATAATTTTCATATCCATCTATTAGTCTGTAATTAATCATTTTAATTAATTAATTTTTAAATTAAATGATTTTTAAAGTCAAATTTATTTTTTAAAAAACAATTTTTATTATCTATTAGTAAGTTAATGAAAATTGCAATAAAAACTAAAGACCGAGTTGAAAGATTTAGAGAAAAAACTTACAGTAAGATAATAAAACACTATGACTTTGATGAGACTTTGGTCCATTTATTTGTTTCCAATGATACAGATGTTGAAAATTATAGTAAGGCATACCCTCGGTGTAAAGTAATTAAAGGGCCAGATGGTATATGCCAAATAGATAATTTTATAGTAGATTATTTTGATGAGGGTGAAGTATATTTATACATGAATGATGATGTAAGTGGAATATATGAAGCTACTAGCAAAAAAGAATTAAAATTAGTAGAAGACCTAAAAAGTTTATTAAATAAATTAGTAAAAGAATTGCAAAGTAATCACTATTCGTATGGAGGATTTGCACCAGTTTGTAACGCATATTTTATGTATGGACAGAAACCTATAAATAAAGGATTTTCATTAGTTATGGACCCATTGAGTATTTGTATAAATAATAAAGATGTAAAACTAACTCCAATACCAGTACCTATGCCAGACGGATCAATATTTAATGGTGAATCCAGTGATGCAGAAAAATGTATTTTACATTATAAGAGTCGAGGTGGTATAATAAGATTTAATCACTATGCACCTAAGGTTGAATATTTTGGAAAAGTTGGAGGCTATCAAGGAAGGAATGCCTACACTCAAAAATATACAGCTGAGTTTATGTTAAATAAATATCCAGAATATATTAGTGGTATTAATTTTAAGAAAAACGGTACAACTTCGTTAAGACTTAGAAGAAAACCAAAAGAAATTATAAAGCCAAAAATATTTGTAATAAGTTTAGATAATGAAGAAGGTAAGCGAAGGAGAAGTCTATTAAATTATGAATATGAATGGATTAAAGCCGAGACAGGTTTAACATGTGATCCGTGGATAGTTGAGAAAATGAAGAATAGACATAACATTAAATTTAAAACTAAAATTGGTAAGCTTGGTTGTTTTGCAAGTTATATGAAAGTATTTAATAAAATAGTAAGTGAGAAGCTAAACAATGTAATAATATTAGAAGATGATTGTATTCTACTACAAAAATATTTTGTTGAAAAACTCGGGAAAAAACCTATATATCTAAACGGTGTATTTCAACACCCTCTTAATTATAGTAAATCTACAAAGAAATGGAGAGATACTATAAAGATTGATAAGAATGGAATTAACAAAATTGATTATAGTAAATTTAGAATATCTGGTACAATAGGTATATATTTTCCTAAGTTCGAACAAGTTAAAAAAATAGTAGATGATATAATGAGTCTCGATAAGATAACCTCAATAGATAATCTATTAATAAAAATGAAGTCAATAGAAAGATTCTATTATCCATCATTATATAAACATGATGATGGTAATAACAGTTGCATAAGAGATAAAGGATATGGTATAATCCAAGACTATAAATTCCAATAAGCATAGCTAACTACGTTAATAATATACTAATAATAATAATAATATACTAATAGTATAATAATAATAATATACTTTTAGTAAATAAAGTAAATAAGTAAATAAGTAAATATAGTGAATTAGTAAATTTAGTGAATTAGTAAATTTGTAACTTTTGTTAATTTGTTAATCTGTTAAATCGGTTGAAATGGCTAATTTTGAAAAACCCTAGGGGAAAAAAAAATTTTCAAAACTTTTCAAAAATCGAGATTTTAACAGATTAGTGAAATTAACAAATTTACAAAAGTTACAAATTTGGAAAATAGAATAAATCTAAATCTAAATTTATATTTATTTTATTTTATACTTAGTCTTTGCAAAAAACTACGCCAAGGAATATTGCCGTGACTATATACTAGATACTCAGCTATTTCTTCCTCTATACTCTGTACTAAAACGTATCTATCAAGGATCATTTCAATATCATTATACATTTCAGCTATATCATCTTCATCTTCCAAGTTTGTACGTCTAATAATTTTATCAATTTGTTCCCTTGTATCATATCTACCATCTTCATGATCCCATTCATATTCAATTTTATTAGCTGTTATTTCATTTTTTCTTTCTAATTTACTTTGGTAATCATATAGTTTTTTTTGTTTCATTTCAAAAATATTTCGTTCGTTTTCTTCATCATACTTTTCTATCATTAACTTTGTATTTTCTGTGTATTTTTCGAATGGAATTAAACCAGTAATACCATCAGTATCACCTTTTAGCATTTGTTTTATATCTTGGTATAAGGAATCATAAAATTCGCCTTTCTGACCGATTCCATTGCCCCATTTATTTTTTTTATCAGATTTCAAAAAATTTACGTCGGTTTTATACTGTATATTTAAATTGCAATAAAATCTACCTATAGCTCTTGCTTTATCAGTCATTAATTTAGTATCTGTACTTAATTTTTCTAAAAATTTATTTGTAATAGTAAATACAGATAATTTCTTAGTCCATTGATTATCCATATAAATTTTATAGACTTCAGCTATACCATTACGTTTAACCCATTTAAATTTAGTATCAATATAAGTACTGTAAAAAATTGATCTTAGTAAATCTTTAAAGCTATGACCTTGATATTTTTTATAATATATTAATGGTGTTTTTAAGAAACATGCTATTCCTTGGCAGTTCATTTCATGTTTCTTCATATTTTGCATAGTTGAAAAACATTTACTACATTTTGGACAAGTGATAAATGTTGGTGGTTTTATTGATGCTTTTGCGACTTCATTTAATAACTCTTGTTTAGATAAGTCTTTACCGTTATCTGCAATTTTACATAATTTTTTACCATTAATATGCCTTAATAATCTTGATTTAGTTGGAAAAGTTTTCATACATCTTAAACATTGTTGGGTACTCATTTTATATATATGTAATAATGTAATATAATTTTTAAATAAAAATATTAAATTTTAAATTTTTAAAATTACAAAATTACATATTTAAAGAAAAATATAGGATATATATATATATGAGTGCAGTTAGTAAGGTTTTATCTAATAGAGATTTATACAGATATATTTATAGTTTTATACCTATATCAGAGTCATTTTATAAAAATAGGAAGAGAGTGATATCAGCTCTTAAACATTTTCATTGCGAATGGTCGTATCATGTGCAGCGGTGTTGTATATGTTATTATTGGCATCCATGTATAATAAAAAAATGTGGGAGACCAAGGCATATATGCCGTAGATGCAATAATAGTTTGAGGAGTAGATTATATTATTTTTTTAATTATTAATTAAGTGCGTGGAACAGTGGCTTGACGTAAGTGCGTGGAACAGTGGCTTGACGTAAGTGCGTGGAACAGTGGCTTGACGTAAGTGCGTGGAGACCGTGGAAAAAAAATTTGACTGCTTCTTGGCGGTGAAAATCAAGGGAGTAAATCAATTTATTTTCCTACAGTTAAACAACAAGTAAAACAATGGCTGCACGTGATTCTAAAGTTGGATTTACATCAGTTATTAGCGAAGCTTTTGACGAAGCTGAAAAATCAACTCGAAGATTGCACGGTTTGTATCAACAATTACACGCAAAGATTTACGGTGCTACTGATGATAAAATTGCAAATTTAATGAAAAAATTGGAGGAACAACGTAAGGAATTGGAGGAACAACGTAAGGAATTGAAGAAAGAAAAACTAAAAAATAAAAATTTAAGAGTAGCGTTACGTACAGCCAATGCAAGAAATGACAGACATAATTGGATGTTAAGGACTTTGCTTAAACCAAAATTCGATTGTTGTGTATGTATGCAGGAATTAGATACAGGATTAGAACTTACTACAAATGAGTGTTGGTGTAAATCATTAGTATGTAAAACCTGTAAGTCAAAAATGTCAAGTTGTCCAACGTGCAGAGCTCCGTACTCTGTAGCTTTATAATGATTAATGAAACATATAAACCCACGCTTGTATAAGTGTCAGTTTATTTTTTTTCCAATGGTGGGGGGAATAAGGCAATTTAAGACGAAAGGGCAAGATTTAATACAATATTAAGGCAATTTAAGACAAAAATACAAGGCTTAATACAATATAAAGGCAATTTAAGACAGAAAGGCAAGTTTTTAAGACAAATGCAAGGTAAAAATAGGACAATATTAGTGGAAATGCATCTTATTACATAAGATGCATTTCC